GATAGCCGCCGGCCGTGTTCGTGCCCACCGCAATCGCGGCCCGCTCGACCTCGGTCAGCGTGATCCCCACGTGATCGCCCATGGTGATCTTTTCGAAGGCCGAAATGTAGTTCGGGTCCATCCGGCCGAGGATGTTGCTGGACCAGGACGAGTCCCGCTTGTGCCGCTTGATGAACTTCTCCAGCGACCCGTCATAGCCGTCCGGCATGTCGTAGCGCTCGGACGCCTTCATGACGTTGGTGGCCAGGCCGTCCCGCCATTCCTTCTCCCCCATGTGGCGGGAGTTGGAACGCAGGATCTCGAACTCGTCACCCTTGACGATCAGGGCCGGCGTCCCGGCTTCGCGACGCCGCTCGATCGCGGGCGTGTCCCGCTGATCACCGGGCTCCACGTTCTCCGGGTCGTCGGCGAGTTCCTGAAGCCGGGTGATCTCGTCCTCGTACTCGACGGAGCGGGTCAGCTCCTGTTCGAGTTCGGGAAGCAGGTCCAGGGCGGTGTCCTGACGGGTCAGGTCCGCATCGGCGGGAGCTTCCATCTCATGCACTTCCAGCACGATCCCGCGCTGGATGTCGATGTCCGCCTGAACGGCGGTTGACTTACGACGTCGCATCCTTGATCACTCCCAATTCACGTGCGCGCATCGTGTTGTAGTTGCGACGCGCGCGGATGATTCGATCGGAGTGACCTGCGGTCGGGTCCGTCTCGGTGCCGGCGGTGGGTCCGGGTGGCGTACCGCCGTTGCTGCCGTCCGCGGGCGAGGCATGGGGCGTGCCCGCGGCTATGTCCTGGATCATAGACCTGACCAGTTCCGCCAGGTCGTCCTGTGACCGGATCATGACCAGGCCGTCCCCGTCATACGCCGGGGTCGGGGTCGGTCCGTACTCCTTCAGGCCCAGCTCCATCCGTTCGATGTGCGGGATCCCCTCGCGCGCGGTCAGCTCCCGGTCCTGGAAGACCCGGCCGTTGAACGACTGGCCCTTGATCTGGCCACCCTCCCAGGCGGCGAGCACGGCATCAGCGACCTGACCGTCGTTGTACCGGGAGATCGTGAGCAGCCCCCTGCCGTCCGGGCGAATCGTGGTCGGGGTGGCGATCGGCACGGCACCGAGGATGTTCGGCCTACCGGACAGGTCGTACCCATGGTTGTAGTAGACCTGCACGCGGCCGATACCGTGACCGATCGTCCGGTTGAACGCGGCCCGGTTGATCTCTTCCCAGTAATGGCCGTGCTTGTCCCGGATCTCCGACGGCTGACCGAAGAACGTCGCGTAGGCGGTCACCTCGCGGCCCTTGCGGTCCCGTTTGATGTCGAAGTCATCGATCGCGACGTACCGGGAGATCAGTTGTTCACTCATGTCAACTCGCGTTCTTCCGGTAGGCCGAGGCGCGCGCGCTCTGGCTGGGATGCTGCTGGGCCGCCTTGGGGTTCGAGCCCATCCCGGTGCGCGTTTTGCGCTTGGCCGGTTGCTGGCGCTTGGCCGGCGCTGCCTTCTTCGCCGGGGCCTTGGCCTTCTGATGCTGCTGGTGGGCCAGGTGCGCCTGATGGGCCTGGTGCTGCTGGTGCTGAGCGGCCTGGTGACGTACGTGCATGGCGTGTTGATCGTGACGGCTGGGCGTCATCTTCTTCAGCTTGGCCAGCAGCGCCGGGGACACCTTGCCGTCCACCGTCAGGCCGAGCCGGGACTGGAGCCGGCGGACCGCCGAAGTGGTCTTCGGTCCGAACTTGCCGTCCACCTTCAGCTGCTTGCCCTGGCCGTCCACGATGCCAAGCCGGTTCAGTTCCTTCTGGAGTGCAGCAACATTCTTGTCCCCGCCCGCGGCGCCGTATCCGGTCCCACGTCCCTTACCGTCGTAGCCGATGTGGCTGGCTGTCTGCGTCTGGCCGCCGGCGCCCTTGGTGACGAACTGGCCGCCCTGCGCGCCGGTGCCGCGCTTGTGCAGTTGCTCGGTGAAGGCCACCTTCAGGCTCCGATCTGATCGAGGGCACCGGCCAGGGCGCCGTCCGCGGCCGGGTCCACCTCGGCCGCTCCCGGCTCCGGTACAGCATTCGGGTCAGCCCCAGGCACGGCGTTCGGGTCGGCCCCGCCGGGCGGCTGGAGCTGCACGGAGACCATGCCGCTGTGCTCGAGCTTGGACCAGTCGTCGGCCATCACCGCGGCGGTCACGCTGTCCGGCGTGTAGCCGGCCGCGATCCCGGCGCTCATGGTGCCCATCTCGGTGGACTGCCGCGCGGCGATGTCCGTCTGGTCCTCGCGCAGGAACGCGACATCCTTGGGGTCGTACCACAGCCGGGAGTCCTTGGGCACGTCGATCAGGGGTGCGATCGCACCACAGAACGAGCGCCACTGCGACCGCAGGAACAAGTCCCCGTACGCCCGCTTGGCCTGGCCGTAGTTGGAGTAGGTGGCCGCCTGGAGACCCTCGGACAGGCCCACGATGATCGGCGGCACGCCACCGGCAGCCGCCGTCCGGGTCTCTCCGTGGCCCTGGGTGATGGCGAAATCGATCTGGCGCATGTCCGCACCGACGACTCGGACGTCGGCCCCGCCGCCGGTGTAGAGCGTCTTGTACGCCTGGTCCACACCCACGGAGGCATCGTTCATTTCCTGAACAAACTTCTTGAACTTCTCCGGACTGACCGATTCCTTCAAGGAGACAGACAGATTCGGGGTGGCCGCGTTCTCGAAGAACTTCAGCTTATGTGTGGTGGCTGCCTTGTCCGCCTTGAATTCCTCGATCACCGGGGTCAGCCAAGACATACCGCGGAATTGCGCATCCGGATCCGGGATAGGAGCCCAAAAAGCCGCTTCCGAGGTTTCCGGGTCGCCGGTCACCAGATACAGCTTGGTCGGACCACCGCTCCAGGGCCCGCCGGCGGTGTATTTGATGCCCACGATGTCCGAGGCCACCGCCAGGTCCGGCGGGGCCGTGAGAATGAACTCGCACCAGTCGGGCCGCAACCGCCGGAGCCGGTCCGAGACGTTGCCGAAGCCGTCTTCGCGCGCCCAGAAGGCAGTCCCGGCCGCAGTGACATCCTGTTCCGCGCGCATCAGCAGGGATTGACTGGTTCCGCCCGGCCAGGGGGTCTCCAGAATGTCCAGGCCCTTGTTGCCCCAGAGGTTCGGACCACCGCCGGAATCCTTCTTGCGCCGGAATTTGAACGTCACCTCAGAGAACGGGCGTGCACGGGCCATGCTCACCGCGAAAATGATGCCGTTCGCCTTGTAGGCGCCCTGTACATAGCCCAGGAAGGTGTTCTCTACCGGTTCCACTTTCTGACCGGCGTACGTGGTGGTGTAACCGGGCTGATAGATCTGGCCCTGATAACGCATATACATGTCGGCGAACGCCTGGAACGAGCCGTCCCCGAATCGTTCGATGTCCGGCACGATCCCGCGATGCCGGACCAGTTCGGTGGACGGCCGGCCGATCAGTTCCCGGCCGAACCGGGCGATTTCCTGGCCGACGCTCATGCCCAGATCACCAGCGGCTCTTCATCCACGGGCTCCGGTGCTTTGGCCAGGCCCCAGAGGGCATGCGTGACGCTGATCAGTCCCGTGATGTCCGTCGAAGAATTGGCGCCGTCCCAGGCGAGACCATCGCCGATCTTCCGGGTCACGGCACCTCCTACAGAAATCGTCAGCTCGGACTGGCCGAGGTGGACCACTGAGCGAGTTTCCGCGGTGGCGCTACTGGCCGCATCATAGATCATGCCGAAAGCCTGGGCTACGTCCCTCGCCTGCATCTTCAGCAGAACCTCGTCCGGCTCGAGTCCCACCTCCCGCATGGCCTGCTCCAGTTCGGCGAGGATCGAACCCGCCGGCGAGCCCGGGTCGATGACGATCAGGCCACCGGTGGACAGGTGGAGCTTGATCAGATCCTGGATCAGCCAGTTCGTCCCGCGACCGACCTTGATCAGTTCGATGTGCCGGGCGCCGTCCTGGCGCAGCTGCGCCACTCCGATAGCTCCGGTCGCCTGGCCGCCGGTCCGCGGTCCCACATGCACCGCGATACTGGGCCGGCCGGTCAGCTCCCGAGAGGTCATCACCTGAGCAGCGCCGTTCAGGAGCATCTCCATCGACTGATCGGGAGTCAGGCCCATGGCCGCCAGGACTGCCTCCTGGCGCATCCCGGAGTACGGGTCCAGGAGCAGCTCCCACTGCTCCTTGGTGATGACCCCGAATCCCTGGGTCAGGTCTGCCGGCCAGATGCCGAGCCGCTCGCGCGCGAACCCGATGTCGCCCATCGCGGTCTGCTCGCGTTCTATGGTGTCGATGGTGATCCGGCCTACCGCCTCGGCCGGGTTGCTCAACTTCCATCCCTCGTGATCGTCCAGGTCGATCTGATCGAGGCGATCAAGGGAGCCCTCGAGTCCGTAGTCCAGGAAGGTGAGCAGCTTGCTCAGGGCCGTTGCCTGCTTGCGAA